AGAACTGGTCCTACCTGACACCTGACATCAGGCATGAACACCCGCTTACAGGGATGATCGTGTCACCACACTTCTATGTCAGTGACAGGTGTCAGTGGTTCGTTGATGAGATCAGTGAGTACTACTTCAAGCATGACAGCAGTGATGATGTGACCGACACACCGATTGATCGCAACGACCATGCGATGGACATGTGGAAGTATGCAATGAGCAGTCGTCCTAAGCTGGCTGCGTATGTTGGCAGGACTGATGGGCCGCCTGCATGGATGGCTTGGCATGAGATTGAGCGTGCAGGCAGACAAGATAGGAAAGCGAGGCACAAGTGAGTGGCAGCATCCCTGACGAACCGCTTGGCTCTGATCCAATCAATCCATTAGAGCAGTCGCTTGACCAGTCTGATGTAGGCTTGCCTCCTGAGCCAGAGCAGGCTGCTGTCTACAAAGCATTGCCTGGCAGTCGTGTGCCTGTGTCCAGTAAGCGTGGCCTGATATGGAAGGCTCGTAAGGATCAGGGCCAGAAGGCTATGGGAGATCTCATAGATGCATGGGATGAGGCGATCAGGTATTACAACCATGACCAAGCGGATCATCGAGACGGGAGTTCTGGTAGCGGTGTTACTGGTAGCCGTAGCCCTCGCGCTGCTGGTAATCGGTCTGTGGCGAAGCGCTTGAATGATGTGTTCAGTAGCACAGAGAACATCGTGTTCTCGAATGTCACTGCACAGGTGCCTGAGTTGTATGCCAAGAACCCTGTGGTGTCTGTGAGTGCGACGCCGACACTGAGCAAGCAGATAGATGAGACCGTGGATGCATTCGCTAGGGCATTGCAGAAGCTGATCAATGTGCTGTTTGCAATGAAGGTCAGCCCTGGTGTGAACATCAAGCCAAAGGCTAAACGCAACGTGCTGATTGCGTTGCTGACCAATCAGGCATGGTTCGAAGTTGGCTACACCAAGAAGGACACGTCCAGTGAGCAAGCGATGCAGGACTTGCTTGGCTTGTCTCAGCAACTGGCTGAAGCAGCAGAGGTCAGTGACATACGAGCAATTGAAGGCCAGCTACAGGCACTGGAAGAGAAGATAGAGTTCTTGCAGCCCAGTGGGCCATTCGTTCGTCTGCGTCTGCCTCATCAGGTGATCCGTGATCCTAATGGCACAGACCCATACCTGAACGACTGCAATTGGATGCTGATCGAGGACATGCTGCCTACTGCATACATCAACGCGATCTATGCGAATGTCGATGATGATAGCGATGAAGCCGTGTCCATCTTCGAACCAACGCACATACTGAATGCTGGTGGTGAGAGCACAGAGGGTGAAGAGTTCTCACTGTTCCAGAAGAACGATCCATACACTCAGTATGGGTATGAGGACAGGTCACAGTATGACAAGGCATGCTACACCAAGGTGTGGTGGGTATGGGACAAGACGACACGACGCTTGGAGATGTATGCAGACAACGACTGGAAGTGGCCCATCTGGGTATGGGACGACCCATATCAGTTGCAGGGCTTCTTTCCCCTTACACCGCTCTGGTTTCATGACAACCCCGTTAGTGTGTATGCTAAAGGCGAAGTCAGTTATTATCTAGACCAGCAGGACCAGATCAACGAGATCAATGATGAGAAGCGCAGAGCGTTGTTGTGGGCACGTCGCAACATCTTCTACAACAAGAACGTAGGACTCACACAGGAGACGATTGACCGTGTGCTGAAAGGTCCTGACGCCACAGCCACACCACTGGATGTGCCAGAGGGTGTTGATCCCAGCAAGATGGTCTTCTCGCTTGTGCCTCCAAGCATGAACTTCGCACAGTTGTTTGTGAAAGATGATCTGTATAAAGCCGTGGATCGCATCGCTGCGACGAATGAGGTTGAGCGTGGTGGACAGTTCAAGACCAACACCACCAACAAGGCCATCGACTACTATAGTACGATGGGGAACATGCGGATGGATATGCGACTCGATGCAATCGAGGACGCGCTTGGGGATGTCGGCTGGAAACTGGCGCAACTGTGCTTGCGGTTCATGGATGTTCAGACGGCGAGCCAACTCACAGGCATGGATGTGTCTCCGTTCTGGCGTCCGCTTGACAACCTACGCGACTTTCAACAGCTATCAGTGGGTATCGTAGGGGGCAGCACACAGAAGCTGACCACACAGCAGAAGAAGCAGGAAGCCATTCAGGTAGGCCAAGTGCTGGCACAGTATGTTAGAGCAGCACCTGCATCTGCGTTGAAGGTCACACTCGACATGCTCAGCAAAGCATTCGATGACTTCATCATCAGCAAAGAGGACTGGGACAGCATCGAAGCTGAAGTAGCACAGATGGCTCAGTCTCAACAGGGTGGTGCTCCTGGTCAACCCGGGGCTGGCGGGGGTGGCGCAACACCGCAGCCCGGTGAACCGCCCGCACCAGGAGCAGCACAAGGTGGTGGTATGCAGGTGGCAGCGCAGGTAGTTCAGGCGTTGCAACAGCTACCACCACCAGTGTTGCAGGCCATTGGCAATGCACTGTCACAGGGCATACCGCCTGCTGAGATATTCAGACAGATGCTGGCATCGCAAGGTAGCAGCAATCAAGGAGCTATAGCGTCATGAGCGACAGGACAGAGAACAGCATACTAAGCAACATCCCTGACTTTGCGGAGGAGAGCGATGGCGTCGATACTACGAGTAGCCCATCAACGTCACAACCGTCTCAAGCTGGCCAAGGCCAAGCAAGCGATGGTGGACAGCGAACATCAGCGCAGCCTACTCGTGATGATCGCCAAGGCAGCGGAACTCAGCAGCCTCCGCAACAGCCGATCGTCAGACGACACGACGGATTGCATGAGCAGGCGAACGTTGACAATCCCCGTGTTCGAGACCTAGTTGATCCCATCACTGGCAAGGTCGTAGCACAGGGTGGCATTGAGCGTCGTGTGTATGAAGAAGGCCAGCGTCATGCACGTGAGAACAATGCTCTGAAGCAGCAAGTAGGACAGTTGCAGGGCTTTGTGAACAGCGTCAGCGAAGTGACACGTGAAGCTGCAAGGCTCAATGTGTCTCCACAGGATCAGATGATTGCCATGAAGGTCATGGCTGACTTCCTACGTGATCCAGTGCGGACTGTGCAGTATCTTGTTGAGGAGGTCAAAGCGAAGGGCTACCCGATCCCGTTCCTGGCTGAAGGTGTCAGTCCAGGCATGGACATGAATGCCATCGCTCGGATGATCGACGCCAAGATGGCTCCGATCACCCAGCGCACACAACAAGACCAGCAACAACAACAGCTTAGGCAGCGTGCTGAGACTGAATTGAATGCCTTCCTGGGCGACAACACAGATGCAGAACAAAACCTTGACGTGTTGAGTGAGATGTTGCAGGCTCAGCCTGGACTTACGATCCAGTCGGCGTATACGAAGATGATCCGCTGGTCCCATGAACAGGGCCTCGACTGGACCCAGCCTCTGAAGCCGCAGATTGCTATGCGGCAACAAGGGGCACAGCAGCCTACCCATCAGCAGCAGCAGCCTAATGAGCGTCCACTTCCTGGCGGTCGTAGTGTTGGCAGCAGAGCACAACCTGTCAACCGCGGTGCCAACGGAAGTGGTGCTCAGTACAATGAGAACGCATCGTGGGCTGAGATCATTCGGTCCTCGATGGAGGAGAACAACATTCGTTTCAACTGATGGAGTAGGCTATGCCTGTTGGCACTATCATACCTGCTGTTGCAGACGTTCTGCACAGCACGCTCACCAAGTCCAGGCGCAAGTTGGTCATGGCGAGCATCAAGTCGAATGCGTTGATGGCATGGGTGTTTGCGAACAACCGTGTGGAGTATGAGGACGGTGGATACAACATCACCAACCCTCTTACTGTCGGTCGCAATCCTAACATCACCAGTTACAACTACTACACTCCTCTGCCTGTCAACCAGACAGATGAGTTTGACACAGTGGAGTATGGCTATAGCCGCGTTGCTGGCACTGTGATCATCTCCGATCAGGAAGAAGATGAGAACAACGGCGCCGCTGCCATCTTCAAGCTGATGAAGGAGAAGATGAATGTCCTTGAAGAGAGCATCAAGGACAAGTTCAGCCAGTATCTTTATGCTGTCGGTGGTGGTCTCGATCCCCTCGGTCTGGGAACTCTCATCCCCACAAACCCTCTCACCGGCACTCTGGGTGGGATCAATCGTGCTACTCAGCCTCAGTGGCGCACTTCTGCTTATGTCTTCGCTGGTGGAGTAGACAGCACCAACATCGAGGAAGTCTTCGACGACATCCTCATGGACCTCACACTGAAAGGTGACAAGCCTACAGTGATCCTGTGTGGTCGCAACATCTACCGTGCATACAGGCAGGCAGTGCGTGACAAGTTCACCATCCCACTCAGTGAGGGCACTGCTGGTAAGCGCATGTTCGATCTGGGCTTCGAAGGCTGCATG